CTGAGTTAGCAAAAACAAATGATCTTATGAAAACCGAAGGTAATGATCAAGATGATGGATATGTTAATCATACCTATAATGATAGTGTAATTGATAAGTATAATGTACCAGTTGAACCAACTGCTGTATTTGAAGATGATGAAGATGAACCAAAATCTAAAGACTTAAAAGGAGAACCATTATCTAAAATTGGTTATAAATTAGCTGATACGCAAAAGGAAATGAAGCAAGTAGTTAAAAAATATTCTGCTGCTCCCGAAGGTGAGGAAAAAGAAAAATTTAAAGATAGATTAAGAGAATTAAATAAAATAAAGAAAGAATTAGAATCTTTATTAGAAAATAAAAAATAGTTATGGGTATTTTATCAACGTTATTTTCAGGAGGCGCAGCTGACTTAGTAAAAGGTGTAGGTGGAGTTATAGATAACTTACACACATCCAAAGAAGAAAAACTAAACGCAGAAAGAAAAATTAAAGCTTTAATAGTAGAACATGAAGCTAAAATGGAGCAAAACATAACTGATAGATGGTCTGCAGATATGAATTCAGACAGTTGGTTAAGTAAAAATGTAAGACCATTAGTATTAATTTTCTTAGTAGTTTCTACTGTTCTTATGATATTCATTGATGCTGGAACTATTAGCTTTACAGTTGAAGAAAAATGGACAGATTTATTGCAATTAGTATTAATAACAGTAATTGGTGCTTACTTTGGAGGTAGATCAATAGAGAAAGTTAAAAAGAAAAAATAGTTTAGTTTAAAACTAATATGAGCGGGGATTTAAAACAAATAATAAGACAAGAGTATCTTAAATGTGCTAAGGATCCTGCACATTTTATGAAAAAGTATTGTAATATTCAACACCCACAAAGAGGTAGAATATTATTTAATTTATATCCATTCCAAGAGAAAGTATTGCATTTAATGCAAGAAAATCCTTATTCAATAATACTAAAATCAAGACAGTTAGGTATATCTACCTTAGCAGGTGGTTATTCTTTATGGATGATGTTATTTCATAAGGATAAAAATATACTATGTATTGCCACTAAGCAAGAAACAGCACGTAATATGGTTACTAAGGTAAAATTCATGTATGAAGGTTTACCATCTTGGTTAAAAATACCAGCTGAAGAAAATAATAAATTATCACTTAGATTATCAAATGGTTCAATAATTAAAGCAACATCAGCAAGTTCAGATGCTGGTAGGTCAGAAGCAGTATCTTTACTGCTAATTGATGAAGCAGCATTTATTGATCAAATTGGAGAAATTTGGGCATCTGCTCAACAAACACTAGCAACAGGTGGTGGTGCGATAGTTTTAAGTACACCTTATGGAACAGGAAACTGGTTTCATAAAACGTGGGTATCAGCAGAAAACAAAGAAAACGATTTTTTACCTATTAGGTTACCTTGGGATGTTCATCCTGAAAGAGATCAAACATGGAGAGATAGACAAGATGAATTATTAGGTGATCCTAGAATGGCTTCACAAGAATGTGATTGTGATTTTAGTACATCTGGGGACATAGTTTTTCATTCAGAATGGATTGATTTTGTTTCTCAAACAACTATTCAAGAACCATTAGAAAGAAGAGGTGTGGATCAAAATTTATGGATTTGGGAAGGAGCAGATTACTCAAGAGAATATATGATTGCAGCTGACGTTGCTAGAGGTGATGGTAAAGATTTTTCTGCGTGTCATATAATTGATGTTGAAACAAATACACAAGTAGGTGAATATAGAGGACAATTACCACCTAAAGAGTTTGGTTATTTTTTAACTGGGCTAGCTACTGAATATAATAATGCAATGTTAGTAGTAGAAAATGCTAATATAGGGTGGGCAACATTAGATGCAATTAGAGAAAGAGGATATAGAAATTTATACCAGTCACCCAAAACAGATAAAATGACAGCTGAATCCTATTTAAGGGCATATGAAGGTAGTAGTGAAATGGTACCTGGATTTACAATGTCAATGAGAACGAGACCTTTATGTATTAATAAATTTAGAGAATTTGTTGGTGATAGATCCGTAGTTATACGTTCTAAAAGATTACTAGAGGAAATGAAAGTATTTATTTGGCGTAATGGAAGACCAGAAGCTCAAAGTGGCTACAATGATGATTTGGTTATGTCATTTGGGATTGGTATGTTCCTACGTGATACGTCATTAAAATTTCAACAACAAAGCATTGATATGGCAAGGGCAACATTAGGTAGTGTAAAAAGTAATAAAGTAAATTGGAGTGGGGGTTATGGAGGTAATGGCGGTATTGGTAGTGATGTAAAAAATCCATATAAGGTTAACTTAGGGGGCAAAGACCACGATGTAAGTTGGTTAGTAGATTAATAAATATAATATTTATAAACATATAAAATAAAATGGCAGATAAAGGTTTATTTTCAAGACTAAAAAGATTATTTTCAACTGACGTAATTATACGTAATGCTGGTGGTAATCAACTTAAAGTATTTGATGTAAATAAAGCACAACAAACTGGTGATTTAGATACAAATTCTTTAGTAGATAGATTTAATAGAATATACACAAATTCAGGTACATCTATATATGGGCAGCAAAACGCATTTAACTATCAAGTTATGCGTCCTTTACTGTATTCTGAATATGATGCTATGGATATGGACGCTATTATAGCATCTGCATTAGACATTGTAGCTGACGAAAGTACACTAAAAAATGATATGGGTGAAGTATTATCCATTAAATCTGCTGATGAAGATATACAAAAAATATTATATAATTTATTTTATGATGTATTAAATATAGAATTTAATTTATGGCCTTGGATTCGTAATATGTGTAAGTATGGTGATTTTTTCTTAAAGTTAGAAATTGCTGAAAAGTTTGGTGTTTATAATGTAATACCTTATACTGCATTCCACATTGAAAGAATAGAAGGACAAATTGGTTATGATCATGAAAAAAAAGAAATGTCAAACCCATCTGAAGTTAAATTTAGATTTGAACCGGAGGGGGTTTCAACTTCAACATATGGTTATTATAATGTACCAAATTCAGGCGATCAAGCAAGTAGTATAATATTTGATAATTATGAAATGGCTCATTTTAGATTATTATCTGATATGAACTTTTTACCTTATGGTAGATCATATATTGAACCTGCAAGAAAATTATTTAAGCAATATACGTTAATGGAAGATGCAATGTTAATTCATAGAATTGTACGTGCACCTGAAAAACGTATTTTTTATATGAATGTTGGAGCAATTCCACCAAATGAGGTAGATGCATTTATGGAAAAAACTTTAAGTAAATTAAAGCGTACTCCATTTGTAGATCAAGAAACTGGTGAATATAATTTAAAATATAATATGCAAAACATATTAGAAGATTTTTATATTCCTGTTAGAGGAAATGATCAAGCTACTAAAATTGAAAATTTAAATGGTTTACAATGGGACGGAATCCAGGATGTTGAGTATTTAAGAGATAAGTTATTTGCAGCTTTAAAAGTTCCAAAACAATTTATGGGGTATGATGAAAATTCAGATGGTAAAGCTACATTAGCAGCTCAAGACATTAGATTTGCTCGTACTATAGAACGTATACAAAGAATTGTAGTTTCAGAATTATATAAGATAGCATTAGTTCATTTATATACTCAAGGTTACAGAGATGAGCAATTGGGTAACTTTGAACTATCATTAACTAATCCTTCAATCATTTATGATCAAGAAAGAGTAGCATTAATGAAAGAAAAAGTTGATTTAGCTGCACAAATGATGGAAACTAAATTACTACCAACTGATTGGATTTATGAAAATATATTCCATTTAAGTGAAGATCAATTTGATGAGTATAGAGACTTAATTAGAGAAGATGCTAAACGTTCATTTAGAACTGGACAAATTGAAGCTGAAGGTAATGATCCTATTGAAACCGGTAAATCATATGGTACACCCCATGATTTAGCTTCATTATATGGGACAGGTAGAATGGCTTCAGACCCAGGTAATGTACCTGATGGTTATAGTAAAGATGATAAAACACCTTTAGGTAGACCTTCTGAAAGAGTAACTAATCGAAACACCCAAGATGATAATTTTGGGAAAGATAGGTTAGGAGCAGCTGGTATGAAAAAAGATTATAATGATACTAATAAAAGTGCATTAGCTTTAGAAAGTAATGCTCAGTTTTTACAACACCAAAGTATGTTAAATTCAATTCCTAGTAAAAAACAAATGGTATTTGAGCAAGATAAGACAAAATCGTCGCTTC